AAGCTCGGAACGCGCTACTGGGCCATCGAAGGACGTCTCTGGAGCGAAGAAAACCCCGACGGGTACGCGGGCGTACACAACTATGCGGGCGTCATGCTCATTTTTGACGAGGCGTCGGGTATCGCCGACCCGATCTGGTCGGTTGCGGCCGGATTCTTCACGGAAAACACGCCGAACAGGTTCTGGTTCGCGTTTTCCAACCCGCGGCGCGGTTCAGGCTATTTTTACTCTACTTTCAACGAGAAACGGGCGTTCTGGAACACCCGAACCGTCGATGCGCGCACCGTCGAGGGGACCGACAAGCAGGTCTACCAGCAGATTATCGACGAATACGGCGCTGACTCGGCTCAAGCGTACGTTGAAGTTTACGGCAGCTTCCCACCCGAGGGAGACGAGCAGTTTATCTCAAGAACACTGGTGGAGGAAGCCGTTGCAAGACCTCAGATGCTCGACCCTAGCGCCCCGATCATCGTCGGCGTCGACCCCGCCCGGTTCGGAGCCGACGCAACCGTCATCGCCGTCCGACAAGGTCGAGACATCCTCGCAATTCGAAGATACCGTAGCGAAGATACAATGGAGACCGTCGGTCGGATCATTGACATCATTGAGGAATTTCGTCCCGCGATGGTCTGCGTGGACGAGGGTGGATTGGGCGCTGGCGTCTACGACCGCCTGAAAGAACAACAGTTCAAGCAGGTTCGACCCGTCAATTTCGGGCACTCCAGCAAGAAACCCATGATGTACGCCAACAAGCGCGCCGAGATGTGGGGCCTGATGAAAGAGTGGCTCAAGACGGCCAGCTTGCCCAAAGACAGGATGCTGCAGACCGACCTGACTGGCCCCAAGCAAGAGCTTACCAGCACCGGGACCAACAACGGCGCGATCAAGCTGGAGAGCAAAGCCAATATGAAGAAGCGCGGGCTCGCCAGCCCCGACGCGGCTGACGCTATCGCGCTGACGTTCGCGTTTCCGGTCGCCAACAAAGGTACTGGCCGCGGGAGCCGGGGCTCAGTTGACAGATCGTACGGCAGCGACTACAGTGGTAAGAAGTCTGGCAACGGATGGATGGCTAGCTGAGTGCGCCGCAGAACGCAGTTCTACGACGGCCGACCATGCCGCCGCTGCGGTTCTACCAAGCGTTACGTGAGCTACCGGGCGTGCGTAAAGTGTGAGTTGCTCAAAGCCGTCCAGAACAGGATAGCAGGGATATCCGCCGAACGAACCAGACGAACGTACGCCAAACACACCGCCAAGCAGAAAGCTCGCGTACAGAAGTGGAAGCGGGAGAACCCCGCCAAGACGAACGAGAACACCGCGAAGCGGCGCGCCGCACGGGTCAAGCGCACCCCGGCGTGGCTGACCGAGGACCAGCGCCGCCAGATGCGGCGGATGTATGAAGAAGCGGCGCGGCGCACCCGCGAGACGGGCGTAAAGTGGCAGGTTGACCATATCATCCCCCTGCTAGGTAAAACTGTGTGTGGCCTGCACGTCCCCGAAAACCTGCAGCTGTTGACCGCCACAGAAAACCAGAAAAAAGGGAATAAAATCCTTGCCTAAAGCCCTGACGAAAGAACAGACCGAGTGTTTGGCGCTCATGCGTACGCGCATGGACGTGGGCCAGAGCGCGTGGGCGACCACCCGCGAGGCAGAGCTTGACGACCTGAAATTCGCCGCGGGCTCGCCCGACAACAAGTTCCAGTGGCCTGACGACGTCCTGACGACGCGCGGGTCCACCACCGGCCAGATCGCCAACTCGCGGCCGTGCCTGACCGTCAACAAGACGCCGCAGCACGTCCTGCAGGTGACCAACGACCAGCGGCAGAACCGCCCGGCCGGTAAAGTGATCCCCGCCGACGACGGCGCAGACATCGAGGTCGCGCAAATCTACGACGGCATGATCAAGCACATCGAGTACATCTCGGACGCCGATGTAGCGTACGACACAGCCTGCCACAACCAAGTCACGTTTGGCGAGGGCTACTGGCGCATCGTCACCGAATACTGCGACGACGAGTCGTTCGATCAGGACATCCGCATCAAGCGCGTCCGCAACTCGTTCTCGGTCACGCTTGACCCGATGATCCAAGACCCCTGCGGCTCCGACGCCGAGTGGGGCTTCATCCACGACGACATCGAAAAAGACGACTACGAGCGCATGTACCCCGACGCGACGCCGCACAGCGGGCTGCTCACCAACGGCGTCAACGACACCGGCCGCGCGCACTGGCTGGGCCAGCAGACCGTGCGGATCGCGGAGTATTTCTACTTCAAGCATGAGCCCGGCACGCTGAACCTGTACCCGGAGAAGAACACGGCGTTTGAGGGCACGCAGAAAGACAAGGCGCTGCGCCAGATGTTTGGCAAGCCCACCAAGACGCGCCGCGTCGACCGCAAGAAGGTCATGTGGGTCAAGTCGAACGGCTACGAGATTCTGGAAGAGAGCGAGTGGGCCGGTAGCTCCATCCCGATCATCCGCGTCGTCGGCAACGAGTACGAGATCGAGGGCGAGATTTACATCTCGGGTCTGGTCCGTAACGCGAAAGACCCGCAGCGCCTCTACAACTACTGGGTGTCGGCCGAAGCAGAAATGCTGGCGCTGGCCCCGAAAGCCCCGTTCATTGGCGCAGGTGGTCAGTTTGAGGGCTACGAGCACCAGTGGAAGACTGCCAACACGACCGCTTGGCCGTACCTTGAGTACAACCCTGACGTCACAGACGGGAAAGGCTCACCACTACCCCCGCCGCAGCGTAGCATGCCGCCGATGGCGCAGACCGGGCTAATTCAGGCCAAGATGGGCGCGTCGGACGACATCAAGTCGACCACTGGCCAGTACAACTCGTCTCTGGGCATGACCAGCAACGAGCGCAGCGGCAAAGCGATCCTCGCGCGCGAGCGGCAGTCGGACGTCGGAACCTACCACTACGTCGACAATCTGGCGCGCGCCGTACGCTACTCGACCCGCCAGATCATCGAGCTGATCCCCAAGATTTACGACACGGCGCGCATCGCGCGTACCATCGGCGAAGACACCTTCGACAAGATGGCCGTCAAGATGGTCAAGCTGAACCCGCAGCAGCCGATGGCCGTCAACAAGATCGTCGATGCCCAAGGCGTCGTGCTGGAGAAAATCTACAACCCCAGCATCGGCAAGTACGACGTCATGGTCACGACCGGCCCGAGCTACATGACCAAGCGCCAAGAGGCGATGGAAGCTATGGCGACCATCCTGCAGAGCAACCCGCAGCTGTGGGCCGTCGCGGGCGACCTGTTCATCAAGAACATGGATTGGCCGGGCGCGCAGGAGATGGCCGAGCGGTTCAAGCGTACGATGGACCCAAAGGTCATCGCGGACACCGACAAGTCGCCGGAACTCCAAGCCGCGGAGCAGCAAATCGCTGCGCTGCAGCAGGAGACCCAGCAGATGCACACCATGCTGATCAAAGTAAAAGACAGCATGGAGGCGCAGGAGCTTCGCATCAAGGAAGTCACGGCCGAAGCCAACGCAAACGTGGCGGCGTACAACGCCGAGACCAACCGCCTCAAAGTGGTGTCGACCGCGTTGACCCCGGAACAAATGCAGGATATTGTCTTGGGTACGGTACAGGCCATGCTCGCCAGCGGCGACTTGCTGGGGCCGGACGCGCTGGCAGGCCGCATGGGCGGCAACGCCACGCCGCTAGGCGGCATGTCCCAGCAGCCTGACCCCGGTATGGGCTCAGACCCCTCAGTGTTCATGGAAAACGCCGCGCTGCCGTCCTCGGAAGTCGCGCCCCTGTAATCGGAGATAGACTATGGGCTTGAAATCAACCACCAGCTGCCTCGGGTATCAACAGATCGTCGGCCTCGCAGCCTCGACTGCGCTGACCGTCCCGACCCGCGACCTGAACGGCTTGGTTGCGGAACCTACGCTGGCGATCATTGTCGCCGAGACGCAGGGCGTCCGCTGGCGCGACGACGGCGTGGCTCCTACGGCGACCGTGGGTATGCCGCTCGCTATCGGCGTGCCTCTTGCGTACGACGGCGACATGAACGCCATCCGGTTCTTTGAGCAGGCTGCGACCGCCACACTCAACATTTCGTACTACTACTAGCATCATGAGAATCTACACGCCCCGAAGCCAAGGCTTGTCGACGCAGCGCCCGCAGCCGTTTGATGCGGGGGTGGGCGTACGCATGGGCGCGAACGGCTTTGGGACTAGCGGAGCCAACGACGCTGAAGTCGCAGCTATCGTCCGCGCAGCGGGCGGGCTGATTTTCGATGTCTCTGACACCACGTCGCTATTCCAAGCGACCACGGGTGGCTCTACAGGGGCCACGGGCCAGCCTGTCGGGATCATGCTGGACAAGAGTTTTATGGGCGGGGCACCCGCGGCAACGTTTATCGCAGGGCAACCGGAGGTTGTCGTAAACGGCAACTTTGCGACAGACACCGTATGGACTAAAGGCGCAGGCTGGACGATTGCGGGCGGGCTCTCATTGGCGTCGCTCGCAACGTCCAATCTTTCGCAAGTCGGCATCCTGACAATTGGTAGCTGGTATCGCATCACATTCACTGTAAGCGGCTATGTGACCGGAACGCTGACGCCAACGGCGGGCGTCACGACTGGCACGGCGGTCAGCGCAAACGGGACGTACACGCAGGTTCTCAGGGCGCTCACTAGCACAGACCTGATTTTCACGGGCACCGCGTTCACGGGCTCCATCGGCAACGTATCAGCCAAAGTCATCCCCGGATTCCACGCCATCGCCCCGAGCGATGCGGCGCGCCCTGTGCTGACGGTTGCAGGTAGCCAGTCGTATCTCACTCTCGACGGCGTGGACGACTACATGACCCCGACACCCATTCTCAATCTGGGTGAGGTGTGGTGGCACGTTGGCGGCTGGCGGAGCGATACGGATAACCGAGCCGCATTCGCGACAAGCAGCAGTTTTCGCGGTGCCGTTATCCTTGCGACTAGTTTGTGGCGGTGGTACGACCCGGGCGACGTCCAGACCCCCATTACAACGGCAGGCAATCCCGCGACCATCAACGTGCTCACCGTGCAACAGACGGCGACGAACAGCCTGTCGGGCCGCTACAATGGTGCAAACGGGGCAACCATGACGCCGTTTGACGACAGCGCGGCAACACTGGGCGTGGCGTTGTTCACGGTCATCAGAGGTGTGTGGTCCGCTGGTATCGCTGGTCGCTTCTACGGCGGCGCATTTGCTCCCGGCGTGCTCTCAGCGCCTAACCGCGCGGTCATGGAACGGTACGCCGCGGGACGCTGCGGGGTGACGCTGTGAGCCACACCTACAATCTCGTCATCGCTGCAGGTTTTGTGCGTAGCGAATAGGAGCCGCCGTGGCCAACGTCAAAATCAGTCAGCTACCTGCAGCTACCACGCCGCTCACGGGCGTGGAGCAGGTCGCGCTCGTGCAGAACGGCATCACAGCGCGAGCTTCTGTCAACTCTCTTAAAGGCCCCGACGGCGTCCGGTATTTCCAGACGTACGCTACAATGACCGCGCTGACCACAGCGAACGGCCGCAACGACAACATGCTGGTCGAGGTCGCAGGTCGTACGGCAGCGGGTGACGGCGGTGGCGGAATTTTTCGCTACTCGGCGGCGTCAGTGCTGACTGTGAACGGCGGTACGGTCCTAGCCGCTGACGACGGCGTCGGCCGCTGGCTGCGCGTTGTGGACAACACAGGCGTGCTGGTCACTTGGTTCGGCACGGACACGACCGCGATTGACGCCGCCA